TGGGTCGTGTCGCTCATGGTTGTGGCTCCTGCGGCTTCGCGTCCTTGCGCCTATACGGCCCTCTGCGCCCCGATCTGCTCTTGGTCGGTAGTGGTCGCCCCAGGCCGACGAAAGCGCCTACAACGGCCTCGTGGATGCGTTTTGCGCCCACGCGCTGGGCCCATACCCGCAGCTGGGCCTCGATGGCCTGCCACTCGCGGATGCGTTTTGCGCCCACGCGCTGGGCCCATACCCGCAGCTGGGCCTCGATGGCCTGCCACTCGCGGTCGCGCCGACGCTGGTCGGCCTCGCGCTGCAACCGCCGGCGGCAGACGACGCAGTTGTAGTTCCGCGTCCACCGCGTCGTGCAGCCGCACGTCGGGCACGGCACCCACTCGTAGGTGATCGCGCCGGCAGCCACCGCAGCGTCGCGCGGAGCACACCGTGGACGGCCAGGCTTTCGCCGCGGGCCGAGCGGCTTGGTGCGCGGGCGGCCGCGCGGTCGAGGATCCATGCTGTCGCAATATCCAGCCGAGCCGCCGGCGTCAACCTAAAAGGTCCACGGACGGCCGAAGCTACTCGACACTCGAGCCGCAAGGAGCCTCGACTGCAGTCGCCGGGAACTACCGACCGGCGCTCTCCTCTGCTCGTGCCGCGGCTCACGCCGCGCGTCCGTGGTGGTGTGTTAGATCGCCGCGCAGGCCGCAATGGCACACGCAGCCACGGCAGCCAAGACGCACCACGTCAGAGCTACCGCGCTGTCGCTTTCACGCCGGTGGTGCCGACGCTGCTGCGACCAAGATGAAAAGCCCTCGCTGGTCTCGAGCTGCCGGTCAGAACACTCGGGACAGCCGCTGTGGGCGTCGCTTTTGGGTTCCTGGGAGGGAAGCGGCTCCAGCGAGGGCATGGTGTGTCTATAGGGTTTTGCGGCGGCGATGCAACTACGCCGGCACGTCGGCGGTCCAACCGATGTTGACCGTGCGGCCGCTCCAGCCGTCGCCAAAGTCGCTGGCGCCCACCAGCGACGCCGAGGTCACACGCATGATCGGCAAGCCGTCGCGCCAAGTCCGCATCGCCGCGACCAGCGCGTTGCACTCAGCCAGCACCGCAGCGTCGCCATTCTCGCGCGGCGCGTAGACCGAGACCAAGACGGTGCCGCTCCAGCGGTATCGGTCGGGGTCCGTCACCACGACGGCGCTGTCGACCGTAGTCGTGACGCGCGCCCACACCGACGCAAAGTCGGGCACCGGCGAGTTGTCGATCACCACCGGCACGTCGTCGAGAACGTCGAGAACAGCCTGGCGCACCGTCTGCAGCACGTCGGTCGTCGTCGTCACAGCGCAGCCACCAGCACGCCCTTGAAAATGCGCGCGACGGTGCGAATCCACGCCTGCTCGATGAGCTCCTGCACGCGGACGCGCTGCGTCAGCAGGCGGTTCTGCGCCTCGGCGTTCAGCGCCTTCAGCAACGGCGTGACGTCCTCGCCGCGCGCGATGCGTACCGGCATCAGCGCCGCATCTTCCGCCAAGCTCGCCAGCGCCATGCGCGTCTCGAGGTCGTAGGTTCCCTCGAGACCGGCAAGCAGCGCGTGCAGCTCGTCTTTGAGGACGCTCTCGATCTGGTTCGGGACGGCCATGCCATCACCTCAGGCCGCGCGCCTTGGCGTCGGCAAGCACACGCTGACCCCAAGCCTCCAGCGCACGCAAATGGATTCGCTTCGCGCCATCATCAAGCTTGGGGTCCGCGTTCACATAAGCCGTCATCATCGGCGCAAACCACTCGTAGGTGGCAAGGTCGGCGCTGGCGCGCTGGGCATCGGGACAGGCGCAGCCGGCAAACGCCAGCGACATAACGAACAGCCATCGTCGAATCTTGCTCATTGTGTTTTGGTTTTTAAGTTGTCTATGATTTTTTGAATCAACTGAATGTCGGCCTGGTTGCTAGACCTACTGTTCTCGATGATCTGGCGAGTTGATTCTGCAAATGTCTTGTTGGACGCCTCGACTGAATCACAAAAGTCGGCGCTGATTTTCATCACAGTGTCGCTGTGTTCTTTCCGCATCTCGCTGATGCTTCGCAGAAATAGTACGATGACAAAAAGCATCGCGCCCACCGTGCCGCTGCCCAGCAAGTCTTTCCAGTTCAGATCCGTGGGCGTCACAGCTTGTGCGCCAAGCGCCGATACTACGCCGACAGCAAGGCAGGACGTCAATAGTTCTCCAGTCGTCATCATGGGTTGAAGTTAATCGTGATGGTCTTGTTTACGGCGTCGGTCGTCAGGGTCACGTTGCTGCCGGCAATCAGAGTGAATCCGTCTGCGCCGCCTGCGTAGACAGTGTCCTGGCCGTCGACCAAAATCGCGCGAAATGCGTCTTGCTGCGTTGCCGTTAGCGTCGACCCGCTAAGAGACAGCAAGTCGCCAACGGTAATCTCCTGCGCTGGGCCTGCACCTGCTGCAGTGCCACGACCCAACAGCCGCGACGCAGCGTAGTTTGGCACGTCGTTCGTGCGGCCTGCGCCGTAGACCAGGATCTCGCCGGTGTTCGCGTGGACGCGCACGACGCGCGCGATGTTCTGCACCAGCTGCGTCGTCGCCGTCGGCCTCGTACTAGTCAGGCCGCCACCGTTGGCGACGTAGAGCGTCTGATTGATGGAGTATGCTGAGGTGTTAATCTGGCGCGCGACGCCCAGCACCATCAGTCGGCCTTGATCGTTTGCAGCTAGCGTCGTTTCGACGATGCCAACCGCAGGCATCTTCGCCGCGTTGCCGGCGTCGGCGGCAGCGACCTCGACGACGCTCGTCGCGCCGACCGTGCCCGTGACGTAGACCGGCGTGCCGGCGGCAATGCTAACGCCGCTGGTGTTCTTGCAGGTCAGATGCACCTCTGGGTCAGACCAAAGCCGCACGCCGCCGTCGACATCGCGCGTGACCTCAACCTCCAGCGCACCAGGCGATTGCGTGCCGTGAGTGCCGACGTAGCCCAGGAAGTCTTTTTGCAAGACCACCTTCTCGAAGTTCGCCGTCTCGACCGGGCCGACGCCCTGCGCGCCCTGCGGCACAAGCTGAACGCGGTGCTGCCGGCGCGCGTAAAACGACGACACGTCGCGCTGGTGCTGCCGCCGCCGGATGACCGACTGCGCTGGCGTATCGCCTAGTGCGTTCGGCTTCAGGACCGGCGGCAGCGCCATCTATCAAATCTCCTCGAACGTGACCGAGGCGTGCCAGTTGGTCGTGCCCGTCGGCGCAGTCGGCACGCGCACCACGAAGGCTTCAGAGCTTGCCGGCGCGAACACAATCTCCTCGCCAGGTGCCGGAACCCAGACGAAGCCCGTAAGGTTGTTGAAGGCGTCGTCGACCACAGGCGTGAAATCACCGGCCCCCTCGCTGGTGCTCGCTGTCCCTGCGGTGCCAGCAGCCGCACTGGTGCCGCCTGTAATCGACGACGCAGGATCGTTTTCGTTGTGCTGTGCCAGCAACGGTTGCGTGCCGCCGCCGACGTTGACCGACGTCAGGCCGGTGGCGAACGCCGAGGCCTTGCGGCCAAGCTGCACGCGCACCTGCTCGCTCGTCGCGGTGCCGCGCTGTGACAGCGTGCAGCGGATGACCTTGATCGGCGTCGTGGTGTTGGGGCGGATGCAGACAAGCGTCGTCGCGGCAGCAATCGAGACCGCGCCCGTGCTGATGGTGTAAGTGTGTGTCATGGTTAGAACTTTTTGAACCAATGCGGCCCAGCCCCGAACTCGCCGAGCTGCTCCACCGACACGGTGAACAGCGTCGAAGGCCCAGGCGTGTAGCCGTCAGCAGACTGCTCTGCCGAGGTGTATTCAATCCAGCGGTCGCGGATAGTGTTGCTGCCGGTCGCGCTGGCCGTGATCGTCTTCTTGCGCCGGACCTGCGTGCCCGTCACGTCGTAGATCGTGAAGCGGTAGCTCTCGACTGGCTCGTCCATCGGATGCGGCGGCTGCGTGCCCAGAGCCAGCACCGCACGGCTCCACTGGTGCGTGACCGTGAACCGCGCCGTGAACGTCGTCGCGTCGATGGTCTTGGTGATCGTCCTCGGCGGCAGCGGCAGCGCGTTGCGCCGCGTTTGAACAAAACCGATAGGATCAACGTCGTCCAGACCCAACCCACTAGGGACTATCTTGTACGAGAGCGCCTGCGGCGTGATTTCCCCGTCGAACTCGCGGTAGTAGGTGTCGCCGTTAAGCAGCACAATGCGCGTATCAGCAGGACAGGCCGAAACCGTGTTGCCTGCGACATCGCTGGTGCCGCGCAGGCCACGAAGCCAACCAGACAGCGTGAACAATCCGTTGCCTAGCGCGACCGCCGAGGTGAACGCCGCGATCTCGGTCGTGCCGTCCGGCTTGACCAACGCCACCCAGTTCAGGCCGCCGACGACCTCCTTAGTCGTGCGGCTGGTTATGTAGACCTCGCTGTACGGGGTCCACTGCACATCGACCGACTGCGCCGTTGTAGTAAGCGTCGACACACCTATTTGTTCCGCAGGCGTCGCCGATGTTAGCGTCGACACCAACTCGCCGGTCAAAGCACGCCGTCCGACGATGTCGACGAGGTCGTAGGTCGTGCCGTCGACGCTCTCGTAGATCGCAGCTCCAGCCCATGGGCCGCCCTTGTGGCCGATAGCCAAGTGGATACCCGGCTTGCGGTTCTGGCCTTCGCGCGTCGCTGGCGCGTCTACGATAATTACATCTAGGCTTGCAGGCCCAGCAATGTTAAGCGTTGCCCTGTGGGTGACCGATTGCGGTGGGCTGCCGACGTAGCTAGCCAGATCGAGGTCTTCGGCGATGCAGACAATGCCGACGCGGAAGTCGCTGCCGATGTCCCGCTGGATGATCCGCCCAACGTGCGGCGTGCCGTCGTCGTCCGTCCATGTTAACAGGTCGCTCTCCAACAGGTGGATGTACGACGCCGGCAACGTGAACCGGTAGCGCCTGCGGTTGACCCAGGCGCGGCGCAACAGCACTGCGGCGAGGGTCACCGCATCCAGCCGAGTCAAAACCATCTGCGATAGGTCGACTTCTTGTTCGTTAGTGTGATTTAGTCCCTCTGGGTGTCGTAAGCCAAAGAACTGGTAGCCGTCTGCGAATTGGTTGTCTGGGTCTTGGTGCCGGATGCCGATCTTCGTCGGCAAGTCCTCGGTCGCCATGTCCTCGACGGTCCACTTGTTATCGGCTGGCGTCTCGCCGTCAAGGCGCGTGCCAAAGTCGCTAAACGTCTCGCCGTTCTCAATAGTCTGCTCGTCGGCGTTGGCAAACTCGGTAAACACCAGAACGCCATCGCGGTCCTGCACCATTAGCTGGCCGGCAATTAAGATCGGCTGAATGGCTGTTATCGCTGGGACCGGGCCGCGCAGGTACGCGCCGAGGAAAGGGCGCTGCGTGATGCCGGTGACGTCAACCGTCGAAGCCGTGAGGTTGCACCGCTCAACCATGATCGTCTGAATGGCTCGCCCCCAATCCATCGACTGGTCGACGTCGATGATCGCCTCCATCGAGTACGGCAGGGAGTCGCCGAACTGCGTGGCGAAGAAGTCGTCTAAGCCTTGGTAGGCGACGCCGCGGTAGCCTGGGACGTTGCCGTTGCCTTCATCTGCGATCACCAGCGAACTGGGAGACTGAGTGTCGCTGCCGTTGTAAAAATAGGCTGACGGCTCAAAAGGGACCGGGGAGCTTGGAAAAATGCCGGTCGTGTATCCGCGGTCTTGCAAGAACTCGATTCGCGCCGGGTTGGTTGCGCTTGCGCCGTAGGTACCGTCTGGAATGGTTGAACTGGGAGCGTGCAATGGCTTAAATCTGCCGGTGAACCCGGTTGCCGCTGATTGAAGCTCGACTGGAGCAGGTCCCAGCCCTACGGCGTTGGCAATGATCAACTTGTCTCCCATGCCAAACAACCCAGCGATGCGCCAGTTGGTCGAACTTGTCGCGGTTAAAGTGGTTCGTGGATTTGTTTGGACTGTTGACGTATACGCCGTAATGCCGGCTTCGGCGAATAAGACATTGTCGACTCGGCGGATCGTAGCAGGCGCGAAGGCGTTGCCCGCCGTAGCCACGATGCCTGAAATTGTCTGCCCGCTGTACGGACCCAATTCAATGTAGCTCGGTAGTGTCGTGTGATGCACCACGGCGAGCACCTTGAAGTAGCCTGTGTTGATGCTGGCGCCAGCGGTTTGCACCCAGTCGCGCAGTTCGACAGCATCGTTCACTTCAAAAATGCTGACAAAATCTGGGTCGAGAGTTGTTTGCGCCGTCAGTCGAATGCGTGGTCCTGCGACTATTGATAAAGCCATGCGGCTGCTGGTGACGCCATACACATTCCTCGAATGATATATGATCAACTTGCCGTTGCCGTGTAGTTGCTGCAAGGCAACGCACGGCCGATCATTCAAAGCGATTAGTGCGTCAAACCACACCCGCCGAATTTGAGCATTGGTGCCAGTCTTGTTCGTGGCCGGCTGTGCTTCTCGCACTTTTTCTGATTGCCACAAAACGTGCGTTGGTACACGCACACGACCGCCAATTGCCCATATGCGAGGAGCGCCAGGGACGTTGCTGCCGACTGGCAGATCAAGAAGACGCGGGCCTGCGGCATCGACTCGGCCTTTGCCCCTCAGCGCTGGCATGATCACGAAAGTGTCGATCAGGGCAGCACCAATACCCAGCGCCCAGCCCACCGGACCTGCGAACATCCCGCCCGCCCGCATGGCACCAACCATCAAGGACGCCATCAGTACACTCCTCGGATGCGCCAAAACGCAGCCACAGGATCATCCAGCACCGCTTGCTGCACGATTCGGTTTTTGCCCCAGGCGTGGACGACGAGCTGCTGGCCCGTGCTGTCCTCGCTGACAGGGACGACTATGTGCCGAGCCTGCCGCCCAGCATAGACCTGGAAAATGTGCGCTTGTTCTGGCGTCCACACGCGGTCGCAGTAGGCCAACAGGCCGGTCGTCAGCTGGTCGCCGGTCGGCAGGATGCCGTAGGCGCTGCTGTCCGGCAGCTCCAGGCCACAAGCCTTGCACGCCGCCCATGGCACGCCGACGCAGTCCAGCGCACCGCCGATGGTCCGACCTCGGTGCCCGACTGGCGTGCCAATGCAGCTTCGCACGGCTTCGACAAACTGCGCGCGTGTTATCACGCTTCCCTCGGCGGTGTAACCAACTGTTGCGCCGATGGCGAAAACGGGTCGCCGCCAAAGTTTAGGATGTTATCAAACTTGTCGCGGCAGGTGCCAATTAGCCCATCGCACCCAACTTGAACGATCACAAAGTCGCCGGCCTGAATGTCGAACGGCGTTGGCGTCAGCAACACGATGCGCTTGTCGCTGGCGCGGTAGTCGGTGATTGGAACGACGCGGCCGATGTTGTTGCCGCTGGTAAAGATGACAGCTCCGTCGCGGTAGAACTGGTCCGTGCTGGTGCCGGTACCCGTCATGCCCGCCACTTTGATCTCGTAGCGCGAGCGCGTGACCGTCGTCACGGGCCAGCCTCGGCCAACGCGGTATCCGATAGTCGACGCCGGCTGCGTATCAAACGGCGAGTCAAGGTAGATCGTGTTTGAGGTGTTCGACAAAACTTTGCGAAACTGTCCGCTTCCGGTCGTCACAGCGCCGTTCGGAACCGTCGTCATGTACCAGTGCTGCGAGCTTGTCGATTGATAGACGTTCGGCGTCCATGTCTGCGTTGTGTCCGTAATGGTGTCGATTGTGGTGCTGGTGCAGTTGCTGGTCGCCGAGCTGTCGATCTGCAACCATTGACTGACATCTTTTTTGCAGAACGGCCCGCCCAGCCGGTACTGGCACTTCACCGTGAAAAAGCCACCAAAACGACCCGCTTGCGGGCGCTGTAGCTGCTGCGCGCGACCTTCAAGCGTCGCCGTGAACGACTGCCCGGTGCGCGTGATCTGGCGAATCCAGCGCCGATGCCGAGCCAAAACAATGTATGGCTTCGTCCAGTCGACAATGGCTTGGCACACCTCTGCCCCAACGTAGTTTTGCGCGTCGAGGTCGCTGGTGGTGATGTAGATTTCGTCGATAACGCCGCGCGCGTCCTGGTCGCCAGAGCGCAATCCGCCTTCGCGTCGGTCGGCAGACAGCTCGCCAAAGATGATTGGCCTGTACGTCTGACCCTCAAACGTGATCGCGCGGTCGTGATCGGTCACGGCCAAGGTTTCCCTGTCTGCTCGCGTAATCAGCAGCAGATGGCACAAATGTTTGCCGCGCGTGTAGCGCAGGCTGTCCATAGCTAGGTTGCCGGGTCGCGTTGTCATCAGAACGTCATCTCCGCGCCAGTGATGGTGCCCGCAACAATCTTGTTGAGGGTGTAGCCGTTGCTGGCGTTGACCGTGATGGCGACGCCGGCAGCGCCAGGAGCCGACCCAAACAGAATGTTGCTGCCAAAGGCACCGGGAGCGCCGCC